TGCAACCAGACATCGATCTGGATGCCGAGTACTTCGACTACTCAATTGTTACCTCCACCCAATCAAGTAATTACGCCCCCATGGTTTGGGGGGCTTCTATTTCAAGATTATTTGCAATCATTAATTCAAAATGGTATTTACGATATTTATGCTATTTCATTGCAATGCTTGTAATCTGTCACATTTCGGTTGGCAGCGTTTTAATAATAGAAAGCTTGATTAAATTGGCTGAAAATGATAAAGAAGGTGGACTTTATTCAATGATAGATCTCCGTTATTTCAATTATTGTACATTCTATTTCAAAAGTGGTTGTTCCACTAATCAATGGATGTTATTTAGAGGTCTAAGATGGTTAGAATATGCATTGAGGAATTGCAACATCTTTCCTATAAATCATGAAACTAACCCAATAGTTTCTGATCAATCAGCCAAAATTGACATAATTAAAATCGCATTTCCAACAATTTATCAACTTTTAATTGTCATTATGTCATACTTTTATTGGGTAATATTCCTCACACCTTATCTCCACGCATTATACACAGACTTATTTGTTATTAGATATAAAATTGATTTAATATGGCTGGACAATCAAATTAACCGTTTTTTAAAAACTTTTTCAGTTTTACGCTACAGATCCACCATGTTTGTTTATCATTTTTTATTGATGTTCGTGTTTATGAATTTTGATTTTATTCATCCTCTTTACGTTTTTCTTATTTACGCATATTTATCTTATGAAGATTATTATCAACGACTTGATTTTAAAAACTTTTTCTTCTGGCGAAAATTATTTGACCGCAACTGTTCCTTACTTCGTGCTTTTATTTTATGCTCAGGAACACAGCACAACGTAGATCATCCGGAAGAATTACACAGGAAAAATATTGATGAATTATATATCAAAATCAAAAACCGACCCGACAAGAATAATTTACATTATGAACTTGCTAATGATAGACGAGCAGTAAATCAAGCTTTCAACAACTATGTTACTCTCTCCGCTGGGGATCGATACCATTACGGCATTAATCGTTTAACACAACTTAAAGACTCCGGAAGGGTCATTGAACACGACGTAATGGACTATACAAGAGATCGTCACGACAAATTCACACGAGATCACATTCTTACATGTCTTGACACTGATCATCATCTAACAAAGAAGGATTTTAACAAATACCTGAAATACGGTCGTCCTATCATGATTTATACGTACGATCCTACTAATCTCTATGAACAAAATGATCTTTATCGTTATTCATTCGACCAAGATAATAATTTTTGTTATTACACTAACGGTGCTCGACCCTATAAGCATCAACTTTGGGATTACAATCATGATATCATCTCTATCACTTCTAAACGTTTGATCAGTTTCTGCCGAGTCAGAATCAAGACTTTAAGAAACCACCGCAGAGTTGTTTGTTTAATACCTCTATATACAGTGCGTAGATGTCTGCTTCTTGACATATTTTGGTATTTCATTGGTACTAAATTCGCTACTGAATTAGATTATATTAAATATTATAACGAATCTGTGGGCATTACATATAAGTTTACACTTGAAGAAGTCCAACTTTCTCTTCCAAATATGACCACTCAGGTCTCTCTTCCTCTTAACACTTATGCTATATTACTTACACTATGGAATAATCCTACCACTTTTATGGCATCTGCACAAAATTATGTTACTCCCTCACAAGCTAATCTTTTAAAAAGTATATTTTCGAAAATGAAAAGACATCCAATCATAGATTCTAGTTTGCAACACGGCATACCATTCAACACTGAACCAACTATGTAATCTGGCTTTTACGACAGATCACCTCAATACACTGAACCAGTTAATGCTGGCACTTTCATCTTAAAACGAATGATTACTGATAATGTATTTGCTCCCGCTCGCAGTTTACAAAACGATGCACGCTGTGTCCAGGAAAGACTTCTTAATGTCTCGCCAAAAGACAATTTTCCAATGCATTATCTCAATTATTTAGACGAATTTGCTACCAATTTATTTCCGTATAAATTACACCCGGTAGAAATTGACGAATTTCTCCAAGCATTGCCTGGCAATAAATACAAAGCTTATGCCCAAATATTCAGTGACCAACCGCCAAATATAAAGAAAAGAATGCAATCTTTTCAGAAAGTTGAATGTTATAACAAAACAGCTGCTCCTAGAAATATTTCTGCAGTTGATCCTGTCCATGTTGCTAAATATAGTTTATTCATGCGAGCTATCACGAATGCGATTAAACATCGACATTTTTATGCTTTTTCCGACGAACCTAAAAATGTCGCTTTGAAACTCCACAACCTTATGATGCAAGAAGGAGTTTGTGTTGAAAGTGATTTCTCTAAATTTGATGGTTCACAAGGTCTTTTCTGTAAACTTTTTGAGACTACCATTTTAAAACGTTGTTTTTCAGGCGCTGATCGTCTACGCGTCATAAAACTACATCGTAAAATAGTCTTAACTGAATTTCGAACAATGTATAAAATAAAATATAATTCCAATGGTTCACGTTTGAGTGGTTCTGCTGACACTTCAATCATGAACACACTTCTCAATCTTTATCTTAATTATCTTACTTATCGACTTCTCGGTTATTCGATCGATGAATCTATTCGCCGCCTTGGGCTTTATGGTGGTGACGATGGTGTCTCAGTTTATGGAGATGCTGGTAAGAAATTTGAAGAAGTTTGCACTAACATAGGAATAGGCGTTAAAATGATTGTCAGACGTGATAAAATTAATGTGTCTTTCTTGGGGCGCATTTACCCATGTCCTGCTGAATCACCACAATCTTATGCAGATCCAAGTCGCGTTTTCTCTAAATTGGGATTTTCAGATTCCAACGATGCTAAGCACAATCCAGATCTCGCTCTTTGGCGTAAGTTAATTAGTTTATACATTACTGACTCTGATCATTTCTTTTGGGCACCTTTCGCAAAATTTTGGTTGAACAAACTGAAAACTCGTCGCGGAAAATTTGAATCAGAGGTTTTTTCAAATCCGAACAAAGCACATTTAAGGGTTTTAGGGGAAATGAGTAATAAATCAGTTTTTCGGAAATATCCTTCGGAAAACACAATTTATCCTGAGAATATTCATGAATATAGAGAACAATTTATTGGTTATATTTGTAATCTGTATCAAATTTCAATTGAACAATTTGAAGAATGGGTCGAGAGATTTTATTACGAAGAGTGGGAACCCTTCTCTCCCCCAACATTGATTCAACCTATTATTAATTTCGATCCGGGTGTGGTAATACATGATCAACAAATGGGACCTTCAAACGTCGTTATACCAGCTGATTATTTAAACACTTCGGCCGAAGATACTGTTAGACCACTTAACACCATTCCTTCTGAGAAACCAATATTGAATGATGAACAACCACCAGTTGTCGACGAAGCATCAATTTTTGATTTCCAATTTGTACCAAAGTCGTTTGGCGCTTGTCAGCTACCTCTCATTAATGTCTTTGTCCCTGAAATGTTTCCCATTGACATTGACCAAAATAAAACTTCTCAGACACTTTATCAAATAAAAGATTTTTCAATCAAATATATGAATGTCCCTGAGTTTAAATTGGATGCTGACACACATTATAATTCTGATCCGATTATCAGATATTTAATAAATGGTGTAAAAATTATGACTAAAGACCTACCAGAAAATCTTTGGCGTACAAAAGAATTAGTTTCACGTCACCAATCAATGCAGAATGAGCGACCAGAAATTCCAACAACCAATTCTACCCAGATCCCCTCCCCTCTCAAAATTCAAACTATCAAAACCAACTTGGATAGTCCTCCGGATGCTGAATCAAAAGACGTCTTCCCGAAGGCGCTCAATTACAATTCGGACGACTTTACAGAACCTGACCGACGAGAAAAATTCAAAACAGAGACAGACATTAAATGTCCTGGCAAAATTTTTAGTGGTGCTCCTGTCCTATCTAGCGACGAAATCTGTATCCAAAACCTCTGGCAAAATTGCAGATATAAGAAATGCAAAAGACAACATTTTCATGAAGAAGAAATCTGCCCCTACGCGGTATGTGAATGTTTACGACAGCACATATCCTTCACCAGAGATGACACAAGGCTACAATTCATTATGGACTATAGAAAACTACAAAGGCCAATTCACCTTAATTGCGATTCCGTTTGCAAACAATGTAATAGTGACAGTCCACAGAAATCATGCCCTAACAGAGACCGGTTACACTTCTCTCCATCATACATATGCAACAACTATCTAGAAGGGAAGTGTCACAACAAGAGATGCCACCGAGCTCATATCAATACAGGGAATCGTTTTGATAATTTAAAGAAAAAAGAGGAAAATAAATCAACTAATTCTTCAACCCAGACAAAAAATGAACCTCAAGTAGACGAGGCGACAACAGATCCTATCCAACTACCTAGTAACACAGATTTAAAACCAGAAAGAGTACTAGTAGCAAAAACTGGGAAAACAAATAAGATGGGACCTTTTAAAGATGTAACTATCGAACCTTCTCCTCCAGAGCAAAAATTGGAAACATCTGAGAAATCAGAGATTCCACAAATCAAAGCAGCTGCAAAAGCAGTGCAAAAACCACGCCGAAGAGGAAAGAATAATTTAAAAGTTGAAAATATTACAACTAAAAAGGAAAAATCTGAAAATAAAACTAAACCTATTCGTGGTAAGTTTGTCTACAAACCAAAAGTCGTGACTAATAACAAGCCGAGTGCCCCATCTCAAAGTCACGCCGCCAATGGTAACGGCGCTAAAGACTCCAATTTAGGTCACTAAATGTGATCTGGCCGGAACACAATGGGGATACAAATGCAGAAACAAACTTCTAAGAGAAAAACAGCTCCAAAAGCTCAACCTAAAACTAAAACTACTCAAACTCCTAGACCAAAACGCCGCTATAACGCAAAGAAAGAACTTGTTCAACTCGCTGAATCAGTCCTTGGTTTTGGAAATGTCATTATGCCTCGACCAGTATCAGCTCCAACAAGTACTTATGTTGCTCGTCGTATTAATGATATCACGTCTTCTGCTAACTCTCCTCTCGATTTCACATTTATTTCAACTCCTGATACATTTAATTCAACAATTGTTTATCAATCTTCATCAAGTCAAGCTGATTGGAATTCCATCTCAGTTACTGAAGTAGTACCAAGTAGATTAGAACCACGAAACTTAGAATCTTTTAAAACTTTAGGTTCTCCTATCTATGTCGTACCAGCTTATGCTTATAATATCAACAAAGTTGTCTTACCCCGTTGTAAGAAAGCTTCGTCACCAAATATCTCTTTTACACCAGATTTTAGAAACTTCGATTCTTTAATTCCACAATCTAATGCAATTCCTTATTTTAATATCCAAGACCTAACAGGCAAATCTATTCATACGAGAGTAGAAATTACTGGCACTGTTTTAGGCTCAACATTAGAATTAGTCATGTGGCCAAATAGAGATATTGTTGGCTCAAATAATAAAGTTGTTATTAATCCAGTTCTTTCCACATCAACAACCCAAGCATGGGACATTAATTATCAATTTCAAGCAGGTGAATGCCAGTCATTCTCACTCGAACTTAAAAATGTTGGTGTTTTAGATTCTATTTTATTATCTGGGATCACTGGACAAGCTCCAAATTTCGATTATCTTGACATTCCACCGGTTGTTTTATCAGATTTAGACGATACAGAAAATGGCACTTGGGCCCAAATGTTAAACAATGCAGAAAACTGGGCAATTACTGGTTTGGCCGTTACTTTGACCAACCAAGCACCTTCAGTCACCAATAATGGGGCTGTTTCTATTGCTCTTTTTCCTGCTACTTACCCAAGACTAACTGATTCAACTGAAATGTCTTCAGCAGTGTCATCACGTCGGTTATGGCATTACAACGGACAAGTCCTGACGGGCGCTCATGGAATCTGGGCACCTCGATCTATCGAAGATTTATTTCCACAACCAGTACATTCTAGAATTTTAACCCAATTTATTGCTGGTAGTGCTAAATATTCATCATTAGGAGGAACACAAACGATGAGACTTGCAGTCACAACTAGAAAAGAAATCCAAACTAACTCAAATTTAATTTCATCTTACATTCCGATTCATTCAGCAACAGCTCTTTCACACATTTTCGGTGCGATTACTATGAATTTGCATAAAGTATATGGAGACAATCCTAATCATATGAAAAGAATTTATGAAACAGCAGTTTCTATTGCACAATCTCCAGCTTTTAAAGCAATTCTAGCTGAACTAGGACCAGCACTTATTAGAACTTTGGCAGTTGCCCCACTCTCTCTAATTTAAATTTTTATTCGTTTTCTAGTCATTTTATCATCCATTTCTAGTGTTCAAAAAGCCGTGGACTCGCCACCCACACTCTGGTAACCTTACGTAGGCACCATTAGCTTCGGG